CGAGGAATTTAAACGTCGAGAAGAAGGTTTCTGGTTTATGAATAATGGTAAACCAACCTGGATAACCGGTACGCACTATATGTATTTACAATGGAGTAAGATTGATGTCGGGGCTCCAGATTTTAGAGAAGCAAATAGATTGTTTTATATATTCTGGGAAGCGTGTAAAGCAGACAAAAGATGTTATGGGATGTGTTATCTTAAAAATAGACGTTCTGGATTTTCTTTCATGTCGTCTGCGGAAACAGTTAATTTAGCCACTATATCGAGTGATAGTAGATATGGTATATTATCAAAATCAGGTGCAGATGCAAAAAAAATGTTTACAGATAAAGTTGTTCCTATATCGATTAACTATCCTTTCTTTTTTAAACCTATCCAAGATGGTATGGATCGGCCAAAATCCGAACTTGCTTACAGAGTACCTGCGAGTAAGTTTACTAGAAAGAAGATCACGGCGAATGAACAACTCGAGGATATCAAAGGATTAGACACAACGATAGATTGGAAGAATACGGGAGATAATAGTTATGATGGAGAAAAGTTAAATCTACTGGTTCACGACGAAAGCGGTAAGTGGGAAAGACCAGACAACATATTAAACAATTGGAGGGTTACAAAAACCTGTTTAAGATTAGGTAGTAGAATAGTAGGAAAATGCATGATGGGGTCAACAAGTAATGCGTTGGATAAAGGAGGGGATAACTTTAAAAAACTATATAATGCTTCAGACGTTACTTCAAGAAATAAAAATGGACAAACAAAATCTGGTTTATATTCTTTGTTTATCCCAATGGAATGGAACTACGAAGGATTTATTGATGAATATGGACATCCAGTTTTTGATAGTCCAGATCATGATGTCCTCGGACCAGATGGTGAATTAATTGACATAGGTATAATAGAGCATTGGGACAACGAGGTAGAAGGATTAAAATCTGATCACGATGGTTTAAATGAATTTTACCGTCAGTTTCCGAGAACTACAGAGCACGCTTTTAGAGATGAGGCTAAAAACAGTATTTTCAATCTCGTTAAAATATACGAGCAAATAGATTATAACGAGGGAATAGGGAATTCAGCGGTATTATCAGTTGGAAATTTTCAATGGGCAAGTGGGATTAAAGACACGCAAGTTATATTTTATCCAGATCCAAAAGGCAGATTTAAAATTAGTTGGTTTCCACCAAGTCACATGCAAAATAAGATTATTCAAAAGAACGGAATAAAGTATCCTGCTAATGAACACATGGGTGCTTTTGGTTGTGATAGTTATGATATATCAGGAACAGTGGATGGCAAAGGATCTAATGGAGCTTTACACGGATTAACAAAATTTTCAATGGAAGATTGCCCACCTAATCATATGTTTTTAGAATATATATCTAGACCGCAAACCGCTGAAATATTTTTTGAAGACGTTTTAATGGCTTTAGTATTTTATGGCATGCCGCTACTTTGTGAGAATAATAAACCGAGATTATTATATCATTTAAGAAGAAGAGGTTATAGAGGTTACTCGATGAATAGACCAGATAAACTTTGGAACAAGTTATCTGTAACAGAAAAAGAAATAGGTGGAATACCTAACTCAAGTGAAGATATTAAGCAAGCTCACGCAGCTGCTATTGAGATGTATATACAAGATCATGTTGGTCATTTAGGTGATGGGAATTACGGTAATATATATTTTAACGAAACACTAAATGATTGGAGTAGATTTGATATAACAAAAAGAACGAAGTTTGACGCGTCTATTAGCTCTGGACTAGCTATAATGGCTTGTAACAGACATTTATATAGACCAAACGCGAAAATAGAAAAACCAAAATTAAATATAAACATTGCTAAGTACTCTAATCGAGGCGATGTTTCAAAGATAATAAAGAATTAATATGAGACAATTTCCAAGTCAAGTAGTTAGCGACGCAGAGAAAATAAGCTATGAGTATGGACTCAAGGTGGCTCAAGCTATCGAGGGAGAGTGGTTTGACAAAGACAACAATTCTAACAGATATATTCACAATAGAAATAACTTTCACAACTTGAGATTATACGCTAGAGGAGAACAACCAATACAGAAGTATAAAAATGAGTTATCAATAAACGGGGACTTATCTTATTTAAACTTAGATTGGAAGCCAGTTCCAATAATCCCTAAATTTGTAGATATAGTAGTAAACGGGATAGCGGAAAGATTCTTTGATATAAAATGTTATTCACAAGATCCATTTGGAGTTAGTAAAAGAACTAAGTACATGGACGATATAATGGAAGACATGAGAAGCAAGGAGTTAAAAGAGTATGTTAAAGAAACTTTTGGCATGGATTTATTTAACGGTCCAGCAGAGTTACTTCCTGATTCACAAGAAGAACTTGATCTCCACATGCAGTTAAATTATAAGCAAGCTGTTGAATTAGCTGAGGAACAAGCCTTGAGAACTCTATTAGAAGGAAATAAATACGATCTTATAAAGAAAAGATTTTATTATGATTTAACGGTTCTAGGTATTGGTGCTGTAAAAACAGGTTTTAACACGTCCGAAGGTGTCACTATAAAATACGTTGATCCAGCAAACATGGTTTACTCACATACGGAGTCACCATATTTCGAGGATTGTTATTACGTTGGAGAGGTAAAAACAATACCTGTAAACGAACTTGTTAAAGAGTTTCCGCATTTAACACAAGAAGATTTAAAAGAAATAACAGATTATAACAATCAAAACTCTGGTAGATACGAAAGTAACCGTATGAGAGAGGGTGATAATGACCGAAATAAAGTTAGAATACTTTACTTCAATTATAAAACCTATATGTCTGAAGTTTATAAATTAAAACAGACTGCTACAGGCGCTGAGAAAGCAATAGAAAAAGACGACACGTTTAATCCAGGTGATAGCGAAAACTTTAGTAGAGAAGGAAGAAAAATAGAATGTTTATATGATGGGGCTTTAGTTTTAGGTACTAAAAAATTACTTAAGTGGGAAATGGCTAAAAACATGATGCGTCCTAAAAGTGATTTTACTAAAGTTAAAATGAACTATGTTATATCCGCTCCTAGGATGTACGAGGGACGTATAGAATCGTTAGTAGGTAGAATAACTGGTTTCGCTGATATGATTCAACTTACACATTTAAAGTTACAACAGGTAATGTCTAGAATGGTTCCAGATGGGGTTTATTTAGACGCCGATGGTTTGGCTGAAGTTGATTTAGGTAATGGAACAAACTATAATCCACAAGAGGCTTTAAATATGTTTTTCCAAACCGGTAGTATAATTGGAAGAAGTTTTACTTCGGAGGGTGATATGAATCCAGGTAAAATACCTATTCAAGAAATAACATCTGGAAACGGAAGTGGTAAATTACAAGCATTAGTAGGTAATTATAACTACTATCTACAAATGATTAGAGATGTAACTGGTTTAAACGAGGCTTCAGACGGTAGTACTCCTGACGAAAGATCATTAGTTGGAGTTCAAAAGATGGCTGCCGCAAATTCAAATACAGCGACTAGACATATATTAAAAGGTGGTTTATTCTTAACGCAGGAAGTTTGTGAGTGTTTGTCACTTAGAATATCCGATATTATAGAGTACTCTCCAACTAGAGATGCATTTATGCAACAAGTAGGTGGACACAATGTCGCTACGCTATCTGAAATGTCACAATTACATCTGTATGATTTTGGTATATTTTTAGAGTTACAACCGGATGAAGAAGAAAAAGCTATTCTCGAAAGCAATATACAAGTAGCTCTAGGTCAACAAACAATAGAATTGGAGGATGTTATAGATCTTAGAGAGATTAAAAATGTAAAACTAGCTAATCAACTTCTTAAAATTAGAAGAAAGAAAAAGCTCTCGAGAGATCAAAGCATACAACAAGAAAACATGCAGGCTCAAGCTGATGCTAATATTAAACAACAAGAAGCTTCCGCTAGATTTGAAGAAGTAAAACAACAAACTATTGCTAACACAGCTATATCTATTGAATCAGCTAAAGCTGAATTTGAAACACAAAAGATGTTAGCCGAAGCCGAGGTCAAAAAACAGTTAATGCAATTAGAGTTTGATTACAACATGCAACTTAAGAATACTGAAAATAGAGAAAGAGCAAAACTAGAGCAGCAAAAAATGAATAGTTCCGAAAGACAAACTAGCATGCAAGTTGGTGCGAAAAAAGAAAAACCTTTTGAATCTAAAGGTAACGACGTTTTAGGAAAAGGCGTTGACATGTCAAGGTTCGGTCCTAGATAAAGAAACAATTTATTAATTATTATTATATTATATTATGGCAAAAAAGAAAAAAGAAGAACCAATCGTGGACAACGAGGTTGGTTCATTAAAAGTAAAAGAAAAAGTTGAGAAACAACCCGATAGTAATGAAACTAAGGGTAATGTTACTAAGGTTAAGGCAAAAATGAAAATGAAACCTATTATAGAAGAACCAACTATAACTAAGGTTGATTTAAACAAACCAATAAACCAAGAAGAAAATGAAACTAAAGAAGAAATTACAAACGATAACGTTGACGACGGAGGAGTGGTTGAACTCGTTAAAGATGCCAACACCTCAGAAAAACAAGAAGAAGTACAACCGGAAATTGAAACACAAGAAATTCCAGTTATAGAAGAAGTAACTAATAAAGAAA